TCTGAAAAAGAAATTTCTAGGCGAGTGAATAAAAATGTAGTATTCTGGAATGATTTTAAGAGCACAATAACTCAAAAAAACCTATGAAAAAAAACAAACACAATACAATAGTAGGATCTGAAATTGAAAGAACTGATGAACGTATAGATCAAACTGGAGAGGTATTTACACCAATAGAACTGTGTATAGAAATGGTGAATGAAATTCCTCTGGATGTTATTCAAAATCCACAATCAAAGTTTCTTGATAATAGTGCAGGAAATGGTAATTTTATGATTGCATTACTCAATAAACTTACAGAGTATCATAGCAGAGAACATGTATTGAATCATATGCTCTATGCAGTAGAACTTATGGCAGACAATCATAAAGAAATGTGTGAACGTCTTGGTGTTGATACAACTCACTCACATTATGTTTGTCACGATGCACTCACTTATGATTATAGTTTTGGTGAACCTGTGGGAGTTGAGGAATTTTTTAGTGATTAGTAACTCCGGGGGCCTTTAAAGTGTCCTTATAGTATGAGCACCAAGCAAATGTCCTTCACTATCACCGACCAACCTGTAATCATCAACGGCACTGAACATCAAGTCACTGCTGTGAATGGTATGGACCGAGTTCTAATCAATAACAAACTTCATGATCTTGGAGATCAAATCATGAAACTGCGTATGCAACAAGATGAACTTGTAATGATGCGCAATGTTCTTGATAATCATATCAATTCCAAAGAAGATGATTTGTTTGATATGTTGTTTGCTTCTTGATAAACTCTCTGTAACCCCTCTATAATCCCCTACAACACCATGGAAACTGTGAATGTGCCTGTAAGTACTCTTGAAACTCTTATTGAAGGTCTTGAGAGTGCAATCAAGGTCAGATATGCTGCACTTGACAATCCTACTGAACAAGGTTATCCTTATGCAACTGGATATAGTCGTGCTGCGATGCGGGAAGTTTGTGAACAACTCAAAACTTTGAAATCATCAGTAAACTAAACCTCCGGGGCCTTGAAAGTGTCCTTATAGTATGAGCACAACCACAATGCAAATCCAACTCCGTCCTCATCAGCAGAGAGCAACTGATGCAATGCTCAAATATACCAAAGGTATTATCTGTGCTGTGACTGGAGCGGGTAAAACTCTTGTCGGTGTTGCTGATACTATGCGTGAGTTTGCATCAGAAACTCCAAAGACTGTGATTGTAGTCAGTCCCAGAATTTTGCTTGCAGAGCAGTTGTCTCACGAATACTTGGAGTTTATCACTAACGCAAAGGTATTTCATTGCCACAGTGGAGAGACTCACTGGGAATCTTCTACTCGTCCTTATGAGATTAAAAACTGGTATGAGAACAATAAGTCTTTTCACAAACTTATCTTTACAACCTATCACTCTCTTTCGCGTCTTCAAGTAGCAGGAATTGAAGCAGATGCAGTTCATATGGATGAGGCGCACAACTCTATTCAAAAGCACTTCTTTCCTGCTGTAGAGTATTTCTCCAAGACTACAAAGCGTTTTTACTCTTACACTGCCACTCCAAAAAACTCCAATGTGATTGGTAAACCTGGCATGAATTGGAGTGAAATCTATGGACAAATCATTGTAAATGTGTCTGGTCCAGAGATGGTCCGTGGAGGATACATTGTTCCTCCTAAAGTAGAAGTGAAGCAACTTCCAATGGTTAAAGGTCGTCAGGTAATCTTTGATCGTGATGCAGAGAACTTAATGCAAACGATTGATGATTATCATGTAGGCAAAGTTCTTGTATGTGCTAAAACAACCAAGCAAATCATTGGTTTGATTAGTGAAACTGATTTCTGCAAAGAACTGGAAGATCGTGGTTACTCTTGGATGGTGATTACGAGCAAGACAGGAGCAATCATTGATGGTAAGAAAGTAGACCGTGAGTTGTTTTTTGATACGCTTAATGCTTGGGGGAAGGATAACTCCAAGAAGTTTGTTGTGATTCACCACTCTATCATCAGTGAGGGTATTTCTGTTTCTGGTCTAGAAGCAGTGATCTTTATGCGTCCAATGGATTATATTCAAATTGCACAATCTGTTGGAAGGATTGTGAGGTTGCATCATGACGACGCGAAAGGTCTTCGTGATGGTTCTATTCAACCTGGAGCACTAGGTCAGTACACCAAATCTTTTGCTCTCTGTGTTGTTCCAGTCTATACTTCTGTAGGAATCTCTACTGCTAAAAAAGTTCAAGCAGTTGTTGATACTATCTTCATTAAAGGCGAACCCTGTGTTTCTACTGTGAATCGCTAAATCCTAGTGTGGGCGGCAACATTGCGGGGGCGTAAGGTTGCATAAGTCCCACTTTTATGTTATAAATACTAATACCCCCGCAAAAGAATAATGCCTTACAAAGATAAAGAGTACGCAAAACTAAAATCGAGGGAAAGATCTGCAAAGTCATATCATAATAAGAAAAATGATCCCGATTGGTATGAAAAGAAATTAAAAAGAAATGCTGAAAGAGCAGATAAAGTTTCAAATGCAGAAAGGGTTAAGAAAAGAAAGAAAGAACATAAAAAAATATTAATAGATCATTTAGGCGGCAAATGTGTAGGATGTGGGACAACTCACAATTTACAATTTGATCATATTGATAGAAAGGACAAAAAATTTGGGATTGTTGATAGATTATCTTGTAAATTAACTGATCTTATTGTAGAAGCAAATAAGTGTCAGTTGTTGTGCAAAGACTGTCATAAAGTTAAAACTACAGCAATGCACGATAGAGAATCCTTGTTAAGAGGTTATGTAATAAAATCTATCACCAATACTGGGAATGAAATCACCATCACCTATCAAATCGCAAATGAGACCCAATGAGACCCTAGTCCACCACTGAAGCAAAAACGTGATTTTTTGAAGATTTCACTGAAACCGACCTATCACACGTTGACCCCCAACCAGATCACCGATTTTTGAGAAAGTATAACAAATGAAAGACGGATTTATTGTTGGAAAGGGTGATGATCTCTATGCGGCAGTGCCTTATGGAAACTCTGGATACATTATCATACACCAAGGGCAGCAACTTGAGAAACTTTGTAGGACTGAAAGTTCTGCAAAGAAATATATTGCCGACCACAAGAAAAATGCAACACGAGGACAACTTCCATTGTGATAGTAACTCCAGGGGCCTTTAAAGTGTCTCTATAGTATAAGAACCAAATTTTATGACGACCTATCAGTTCAACGGTGGTATTCAAAAAGGTACGGTAGCAACTGATGCCCGTGCTCGCAAACTTGACGAACAATGTAAGCATCTAATGCAAGATGTTTATTCTGTACTGAAAGAAACCTATCCCAAACTTACTGTTCAAAAGAAACTCACCAAGGCACAAATTCCTGGTGGGATTGGTGCATGTTCTCCTGATGGTGGAGCATGGTTCTATGATGGTGTGCTGATTGCTGTGTTTGAAGGTAAGAAACAGCAGGATGCTGGTAATGCTATTGAGCGATGGTTCAAGAACAACTTTATTGCTCGCAAGGTCAATCCTGAGGTTTCTTATGTCACCTTCTGCACTGGTGAGGGTGCATACGAAGGTGGACAAATTGTGAAGGCACTTAATGTTGCTCACCTTGATGGTTTTAATCAGTACAATCCTGGTGATAATAGTGCCTTTTTGAGCACCGATTGCTTTACAAAAGAGTTCATTAATGCTACAATGATTGAAGTTATTTGCGAACGCATCAACACTCTGTTTCCCCAATCTGCTATCTAATTATGTCTGTAAAAATCATCAACACCGAACAACTTGCCGAAGACCTCAAATCCGGCAAGTATAAAATCAAAAAAAAGTTAAATATCATTCAGTTTTTCAAACAGTTGAGTAATGGGGATTATGTTCCTGATGACACAACACGAATTCAAGTAAGGGAAAGAGATCGTGATCTTGACTTTATTGATCGGATTGTCAACAAACTATCTACATCAAAAAATTATAGTAATCTTGATACTATTGTTGTGGTTTATTTCCCAAAAACTGATGAATATAAGATTATCAGTGGTAATCACACCTCTGAAATCATGATTCGATTAAAAATCTTTGATGCAGATGTTTATGTTGTAGATTTTGAAACTCAACTGGGTGGATTGATGTCTAACATCATTGATCTTGGTTGTCTTCTCAATAAAGTGGAAAAAGAAGTTCAACCAGTTGCTATTGGTGATGTGAAAAATCTTCTTTACCAACACATGAAAGAACGTGAAGATGCGGATCTTGATCCTACACCAACTCAAGAATATCGTGAGGAACTTGTTAGAAAGTATCCTCACGTTTCGAATGGAACTATTGGACAATGGATCTCTAATCATCAAGTTGTAGGTAGTCGCAGACCTCCATTAAAAAGTTGGACCAAGCAAGAACTTAGAGATGAAAAACGACACTATGAAAATAATCTAAAGTATCAAAATTACATTATCATCGATCCTCGTTCAATAGAGTCTTGGTATCAAACTGCCATTTCAACGTTGATTTTGGAGTGTCAACGACAAAACAAAAGAAAAGTTCTTCTAGTCTTTTTCTGTGACAGTGCTGCACAAGTAGCAACTTTGACATCTACTGATCGTCTTGCTAAAATGGAAGAACTATACAAAGATTTGAGTGATTTTTATAACATTCAAATTGAAATGGAGTTTTTACGTTATCAATGAAACCTCTCTTCATTTGGGCAGGTGGTAAGACAAAAGTGCTAAAACATTATGCACCTTTCTTACCATCTGCATCTTCTTTCTCCAACTATTACGAACCATTCTTTGGTGGTGGTGCTATGTTTGTGCATGTAATGAACACCTATAAACCACAAAATGTATTCATTAACGACATCAATGCAGACATCATTTCCGTCTATCAGTGTATCAAAGAGAACTATGATGAGTTTATTGAACGTCTGGATGATTTGGAAAGTCGGTATATTCCACTGTGTAAAGAAGATCGTAAGAAATTCTACTATGAAGTAAGACATAAACACGCATATGATTATGAGAGTTGGTCTAAACCTTATGAATCTGCTACATTATACTTTCTGATGAAGACTGGATTTAATGGCATCTACCAACTCAATCAAAATACTAACGGAAGATATGGAACTCCCAGTGGTTTGTTGAATCAAAAAGATACAGTATATGACCGCCAGGTGCTGCTGTGGTGGAAAAATGCACTTCAAAATGTTACAATCAGTTCTGGAGATTGGTCTTCTGCTGTGAATGATGATCCTAATGGTTTCTTCTTCTTTGACCCACCATATCGTGATAGTTTCGCTGATTATGGAAATGGATTTGGTGATCATGATCTACTCAAACTGATTGATTTTTGTGATCGGCAGAATAGAGTGTTTCTGGCAAATCGTGCTGATGATGATTGGTTTGATGGTAAATGTAAGTCACTGAATACACACTACTTTGATATTACATATACCGCAGGAAGACGCAAAAAGAATGAAGATGGTACATTTGAGGCAAAGAAAGCAACAGAGATTCTTTTATATAAAGACTAACAATCGTCAATGAACTAAACTCTGGGGCCTTCAAAGTGTCCC